CAATGTGACCCCGCCAGCCACATAACCAGTACCAGTCACCTCATTTGTTGATGAGTAAACAGTTGTGGCCTGATTCAAATCCGCGCTGGCCGTGTACAAAGATATCTTTAAGATATCAGTTGTAAGGTTGTGAACGCCTTGATACAGCTCTTTTTTGAAGCTGGTGGTCTGGGTCTGGACAATACTCATGATACGTTTATCCTAGCCTGACCATCACGATAAGCATCAGCACGTTGTTTGCCATCTGCCAAGTTTTTATACAAAGCAATTGCCTGGACATAACGCTCTTGAGCAAGGTTAACCATGTCGGGCTCACCCTTCATATAGGTATAGGCCTCACAGATGGTTCCGTACAACAAAACAGAGTCAAAGTTATCACCCAGCCATGTGGTGCCGGCAGTAACAATCGACTCAGGATAGTAGTTGTAGTGCAGCTCTGCGTTGTATGCGGCACTGGGCGTAGGGCCGACAATGAATGTCAACTCATTTACATCATCAGATCTAGGGCCAAAGATCGCATAGTGTCTTGGCTCGCTCAGCTGGGCCGACAAAGGATATGCCTCACGAATAAAGTTAACGTCTTTATTCAAAAGGTAAAGATAGTCACCCTGGAAGACAACAGACCCTGATACAGCACCACTGTTGGCCACAGTCAACGTAATGGTTGTGCCGGCAATACTACGAACCTGTGCGTTTGTACCAATACCAGTTCCAGTGACCTGTTGATTAACAGCAATACCTGTAGTGCTCGCCACTACGATTGTCTTTTGGCCTGATGTGCCGGTTGCAGTCGTAGTGTTGTATGGGTATACGGCAAGGCTATATACCGATAAGAAGTCAGCTGGGCACTGCAAATATTTATTGGCTGTAGTCAAAAAGCCTGTCACGTTCTTTCTCAAATTAGCGGGCTGTGCAGTGTTATAGATGCGCTGCTCCGCCTGACGTATGAATATATTCATATTGTCAGTTGGGAAAGAGTTCTCGCAGTAGTCTCCTACTTGCGTGACAAGCTGGGTGTAATTCATGCCATCGGGCCTCGAGACATCACGCCTTTAGTTGCCGCACCAGCCCCACGCATCTTGATGCCGCTGGTCTTTGGACCTGGGCCTTCAGATCTGTTGATGTTGCCAACAGTCATATTCACATTGTTTGCGCGGCTCATGTTTGGTCCAGAGCCAGGATTCTCTGTGGCAACAACTTTCTGACCCTTCATGTCGTGGGGAGGAGCGTAAACGCTGGCATCACCAACCTCTTTGCCCATCATCTTTTTGCTGTATGTAGCCATATTAACCCCGCTTTTGATAGTTTGCGCGCGCCAAATTGCGGCCGACTTTACGCATTTCCATGCCAGTCACGCCAGCACCTTTTTTGCCGCCTTCTTGCAATTTAGCCTTTGGACCGCTGTCGCCCAAGTTATTTACATCGGTCTTGCCTTTTTTTGCAATGCCGTCTGCAGATCGTGTGTATGCCATTTTTAGCTCCTATGAAACTGTAACTGTACCAACAAATGTCGTTCCTACCAAGTAGTTTGGCGTCAAGTATGTATCAAACCCACTTGCACCACCCACTGGGTACCAACCCCACTGAATATCCCTTGAACCACCAGTCAAATTACCATTCGTATTCAAACCAGCCGTCACGTATGTTGTATCGGGCCTTGGTTGATACAAAGCCTGCGGATCATTAACAGGATACATACCCAACTGTAACTGAGGCTGGTCTGGATCCCAACAAGATTCACATACTTTAAGCTGATAAAGCTTGGTCTTAATGACCTCCATCTTTAACTGCTTTAACTTGTAACGCTGGCCACACCGATCACATTCGGCAATAGCATATTTGCCCGATGCGAACGGCGTAGTCATTAAGAACCTCCACCAATAAACGCTATGCGAGGCGCCAACCTCAAAGTAGCCTTCTCTCGGTCTTCTTGAGCTGCCAAAGTATATTGTTCATCGTAAACCCTCTTAAGCATATCAAGACGGCCTTGTAACTCCGGAACCTTCATGGCAATGTAGTAGGCGAGTCCAGCCACCACACATGGCAAGAAACGGAAATTCATATCGGATGTTTGTATACCGGTGCCGGCGTCTTGAATGCGGCGCATTCTGTAGTAAACAAACTGGTAAGGCTGAGATCCATCTGGTGTTGGCCACACAGTCACCGCTGGGAGCTGAGGAACAAACACCGCAGTTCCATCTGCCTGGGCCGCCGCAGTCGTATTGTTCTGACCCCTGAACACACCACCCAGCGTCAAACCGCTGATGTAAGTGTAGTAAATATCTTCTGTGCCCAAACGGATAAAACCAGATCCAGCCAGACCAGCTACTGAGCTCAACGTGATTGTTGTGTCTGTTGATGAAATGGCGCCATTAAGCACTGCTGTAGTTGGATTAGTCTCACCAGAAAGACGCTGGATCCAGACTTGAATAGGACGGCCTTGAACAAGTTTATTAGGGATTGTTGCGTATGTAGAAACACTAATGCGCGTAATACTCAAGTCAGATTGAGTAGAAGAATTGTTGGCCTGCGTTCTAATCACATGATCCAGCAAGTCAATCGTATCAGTCGGTAGGGCGTATGTAGCCAAGCCTTGTGTTAAATTGATAGTCCCAGTCTCAATGGTCCACATATTGATGCCACGATTAGCCCACTCGATGGTCATCAAATTAAGAGAGCGGCGAGCTGTGCGTAGATCGTAACCACTACGCATCTCGCGTCCAGCTCTCTCCCACGCCTCTTCAGCGAGTTCAGTGAACTCCATGTTAAAGGCTGTGGTTCCTGTAGTGGTCATTTCATACCCTTAAGGGTTTGAGCCAATCGTGCGCGCTGACCCATTTTGCCTGGAGCTTTTGCGGCTTTAGCAAGTTTTTTAGCGGGAATAGGCTCGCCCTTTTTAGCACCAAGCTCTTTGCGTAAAGCACCAGGCTTTTTGATTGCGTCTTGGATCCAGTTTTTAGTAGCCATTATTTTTTCGCAGTCTTTGCAGAGTTAATGAATGCTTGAGCTGTAGGAGCTCCCTTGGAGCCAGGCTTACGCATACGCTCTTTAGATCCAGCTGCTATGCGTTTTCTCTTGGCATTAATATTGGCATACAAACCAACTGGGCCACCATCTGCGTATTCAGTAAAGTCGGTGTTGTCAAGCCGCGCTTTACGAACGCCTTTTGGCATCTTGCTGGCGCGCATTGCACCCATTCCACGGCTTGCCATCATAGTTCAGCACATCTTTCCGCGTGTTTTACCACGCTGAGCAATACCATCACCACGCTTAGAGGCAGTCATACCACCAGAAGCCATCTTCTTAACTTTACCGCCTTTTTTCATGCCCTTGGATTGCATTCCTAGTTGAGCAAGGCCACCCTGAAGATTGTTATAGCCGCCATAATCAGGCATAGCTGGCTGGGGTTGAAGATTGTTAGTGAAGCCGCCACCTAAAGCGCCGCCCAAACCACCACCCAAACCGCCGCCTGTCAATCCTTGATTGATAGAGCCCAAAGAGCCGGTCAGGTCAGTCAAAGACTTGCCCATGTCTTCGGCAGCACCCATTGCACCACCGCCAGCAAATTTCTTTGTGCGCTTAGACCCTGTCATGCCGCCTTTTTTGTAGGGCTTGGGCATGGCTTTGTTGTAAGCCTCTTCTTCGGCCTTGGCTTTTTCGCGCTCTTTCAGCATCTCACGAGCTTCACGCTCTGCTGGGCTACGCTTTTCGTCTTGAATCTCGGCGATGGTCTTGGGATTAACAAAGCCACGGCCTGCGCCAGCGTCTTTCTTACCCATTAATTTATCAAGGAAGTCCATTATTTTCTTCCCTTGGTCATTCCGCCGCCGCACATATCAATCTGCATACCTTTGGTTTTACCGCGCTGTGCAATGCCATCAGCTGATTTAGTAAAGCCACCCTTAGACAGCTTCAAGGTTGTTCCCTTGCCGCCTTTGTGCTCTTGCATATCGTGCTGCTTGAAAGCTTTCTTGATCATGGCTTTATCTTGAGCCATGTCAGACATACCGCCTTCAGCCATACCGCCCTTTTTCATGCCCATCATCTGCTTTTTGTCTAAAGCCATATCAGCTTTAGATCCTTCTTTCATGCCTTTTTTCTCAATGTCTTTGCCCGATTTCTCGAACATAGCCATACCACCTTTTTTCATGCCCATCATTTGCATACGATCCAGAGCCATGTCTTTTTTAGAGCCCTCTTTCATGCCCTTTTTCTCAACATCTTTGCCTGATTTCTCAAACATTTTCATTTTGTTCATCATATCGCCACCTTTAGAGAATTTAAGACCTTTATCGGCCGTTGAAAAATCTTTACCCACAGATTGTGGTACGCCTACTTTCTTAGCAAACGATGGCGAATGTGCAATCGCTTCCATGAAATTATGTTGTTTCTTGCTTACGCTTGGCATTACACCATTCTCCCGCGAGTTTTGCCGCGCTGGGCAATACCATCACCACGGCGTGAAGCTGAACTTGTTTTGGGTGCTGGCTTTGACATCTTGGAAGACTTTGCTTTTACTCTACCGCCACGCTTGTATTCTTGATTGCCAAAACTTGGCATATCTGGCGTACCACCAAAACCACCATCCATACCAGAATCATCAAAATCATAGTCATCTTCTGAATCTCGTGCTGGAGCTTCTGGTGCAGATTTGCCAGGCTTTTCGGTAAACATATCTTTCAATGCATCCTTTGCAGCATCTTTTGCCATGCTACCGATAGCACCCTTTGGATCTGTTACAAAATTTGTTGTTCCAGGCATTACTCCAAGAGCTGAATCAACGCCACTTTTTAACTGGCCAAGAGCATAACTTTTAGGGTTTGCAAGTCCAGCGGGCAATCCAACTTTTTGAAGTCCTTCACCTACTGCGTATCTAGCAATTAAAGGGATAAGTGGGCCCATGATTATTTACCTTCCTTGGCGAATAAGTTGGTCAATTTTTTCTTCCAGCTTGTTAAAGCGTTGGTCAATGTGGCTTGTAATTCTGTCCACTTCAGCTTTAGTAACGTTATCACGGGCTACTTCCTCTCTGGTTTTGTTTAGCAAAATACTGATGCGCGCTAGCTCACTCAGCTTGTCGTTAACAATATAAGCCAAAACTGACACTAACAGTGTTAGTGTGGCGGACCAAATTGTATTTAGATCCAACATGATTAACAGTTCCAGGCTCTTAAAGATTTATTGATGCGCGAGTTCGGATCGTTTGCCGTCTTTGCGCTGGTCAACTTTTTCTTCATACCACTCATCCTTGCACAGAAGGAGTCGCGCCGTGAGCCGCCTTCCGGCTGGGGCGGTTTCAAGTTCATGCCTTGCGCTTTCGCGGAGGCCCGACCCTTGGCGTTCAGACCGCCATTGGGATTCTTGCCTTCTTTGCGCTGCCATGCCGGACTCTTAGCCTGCTGTGATTTGGTAGCCATTTTGCACCAATAAAATATGCATTTCGCCAGACATTTGACCTGAGTTGCTTGAAGTGACGCGCAGTTCAAGATCAGTTTTCTCAGCAAATGCTAATGGGTAATCAAAATGACGATCAAAAGAATTGCCGCCATTAAAACGTGCAGAAGCTTCAATTGTTGGGAATGCATTTCCATACAAGTACACATATAAAAATCCAGAGCAAGTGGTGTTAGCAGTGCCGTTATTGGATGAAAATGTATAACTTGAAATGTAAGCCGTATAGCCAGCAGGAACAGTGTAAATCGCTTGCGTCTGTGAATTGTATGCAACAGGCATTAACGAATAAATTGTTGCTGGAACGCCGCTAGTTACTGTGCCAGTACCAGCGTAAATAATGCCGGCCGCAGTGTTTCCGCTACCGCAAGAAGTTACATAAAAATCATTGATGCGAAGATAGCTGTTCGTTGTATTGACGGACGTTTGACCATTCAAAGAAACTTCTTCAGTTATTACATCGTAATTTGCATCCAGTCCAGTAATGCGAACAGTACGCGCACCAGAACCGGCTGACGTATCATTTGCATTAGCACTGGAAATTTTCATTACTGTTGCGGAAGCTGGGTATGCATAAACACCAGTTGTTGCCCAAACAGTTTGATTGGTGGTTACAGTTGCGGCCTGGCCAAATTGAAATTTGTATTGGTGACCAACAACTTGCCCGCGAGAGACTTGCAAATCAAACGGCTCATACTTACCCATTCGGGTAATTGACGATGCTGTTCCTACTAAAGACATAATTAATC